CCGGGGTTAGCTTGACGATAGGAATGCCGTGACGATGAGCGATGTCTGCTGCTAGCTTTGCGCTAAGCGCTAGTTCAGCAAGTGAGTAATGGTCGTGCCAATCTGCTTCGCTTTGTGCTGCTAGTCCTGCGTGTTCGATAGAGATAGATTCTTGGTTAAGCTCAAAATCATCTACTGCCCAAGCTGTGTTTTCCTCGAGAACAGACTGGTAGATCTCTGAGTTGTCTACCATGTAGTGAGCAGATGCTTGCGGGCTAGATGGCCCAGCAAACCATTGTGCTACCTGATAGGCGCGTCCGTTGCTCTCTGGGGTTTCCATTGTGTGAACGACGATGAGGCGTGGGGTCTTGCCACCACGTCCTGCTGTGAAGTGTTTAGCTCCGATAAAAGGATAGGTCACTGGTACACCAGTCTTTCTGCTAGATCACCGGGGGTTGTCAAGTCTGCGTTTTTGTTGCAGAGGTTCTCACCGATTGCTTCGTAGGCTTCAGCTGTTAGTTCAGAGCAGATGTAGCCCTTGGTAGCCTGAGCCCAGCGGTACATAAGTTTGGTCTTAGCGAGAATCTTGAGTCCTAGGATACGAAGTGCAATGTTGCCGATGACGATGAAGTTGTAAGGCTGTCCGATCTTGGACATAGCAAAGTCAGCAATGACATAACGCTCTTTGCTATCTAACTCTTCGTGTTGGTTCCAAGCGATCAGGTTGTACTTAGATACAGGGCTAAGGATTACTCCTTTGGGAGTTGCCTCAACAATGTTCCCATCTCCAACATAGATAAACACATGGTTCCACCGAGAGACAGTTCCGACTTGGATGAGTCGAGCAAAAAGTCCAGTGCTTCTAATGACACCGTAGTCTCCAATTCTTGGTTTGTAATCATTCATGTAGTTCCCCAATCATGTCGATCTCACGCTCTTCGAGCTTGCGGATATATTCAAGGGCTTGCTGGATTTCAGGTAACATCTTGTACATAGCACGGATGATCTGGGCATCACGCTTGGTCTGACCAATCATGGCGATACCGATGACCAGTTCTACGGTTACTGCTAGCCATGAAGCTAGGTTCATCCATTTGATGTAGGCATGGGTGTCGGTGAACCATGTAGGTTGGCACCACCAGACTAAGGTGACAGTTGACCAAAGGATGACGAAGTACCAGTTACGGATAATGCCTTGGATTTTCCATGAAATCTGCTCGCTAAAGGTGAGCACATCTCCAGTAGTCTCGTGGATGTACTTACGCTTGAACGGGTTAGTCATGGTACCTCGCCTTCATTACCTCGACGTCGGTACGGATTACTTGCTGGTTTTCGACCAATGCATCTACCTTGTTAATCAAGCCGGTCTTGCCATCGTTGTATAGGGCGTACTCAATACGGCTAGTACGTCGATCCATCTCATGGATGATGGTGAAAAGTTTTTCGTTCTCTTCCTTGATGGTCTTGGTAAGGTAGTGTCTAAAGAAGACACCGAGGGCAGTGGCAATACCAGCAAAGACGAAAAAGTAGTAGTAGATAGTGCCAGAGAAGTTGACCTGATTGACAAGTGCGTCGCTGGTTGCCTTGAGCATCTGCTATACCGTTCTGATAGTTGCGATCAACAAGCCACCAAAGTTGGTAAGACGTCGATCTGGGGCTTTTACGTTGATGAAGCTAAGAGACTCGATAAGGCATTGCTGAGTTTCTCCTGTGCGGAAGTCTTGGAAGGTGACCACGTCACCGGCATCTTCGATCTGCTCAAGGGCAAAGAGCTTGTCTCGAGCTTGACCTTCATAGCCAAGTTCACCTGAGTACTTATCCTTCTCGATGTCGTAGCACATCAAAGGAATCTTGATGGTACGAGTACGAGGGGTAGCAGGTACAGCCTTAAGTTGGTATCCCTTGAGGATAGGAGACAGCCCGGAATCAGTAGCATCTCGGTTCAACTGGAACCGCAGTCCCATGGCAGCTTGCGCTCCTACTGGCTGAGAGATGGTTGCTTCTGGAGTACCCGTGTTGTTGTCGTAAGTAATAACTGTGTAGTAGTTGCCCATCTCATCAAAGGTCTGGATGGTTACAGAACCCTTGGTAACTCCACCTAGCGTCTCGCTGGTCTGGGTTACGCCTACATCTGCATGTCCAAGGACACGCTTGAAGTTCTTAGGTTCGAGCATGTTGTAGCGGATGTAACCAGTATCCAGCCAACCAGATGGGTAAACCTCTGTTGTAGATTGCACCCATAGTCCAAGATTGCCGATGACTGGGGTAGAGGTTGTGGCATCTGTAGCACCGATGAAGCAGAGCTGATTGGTGGTACCAAAGAATGCGATGTCTGTAACTACGCCATCTTGAAGCGTTTCAGCGTAAGCATCCTGAGCAATGGCGTACATCAGGTTGTCGATCGAGTCTGTAAGATCGATCTTCATAGAACCAGAGTAGGAATCCACGCCGTCAGAAACAGTACCAGCAGCCCAAACAAAGCCATCCTGTGCAGCAAAGCCAGTGACGCGCATTGGCTGGCTGTTAAGGATCTGACCGTAGGTGATGTCACCTGTCGTAGCATCGAGTGTGCCGATGCGTACGCCCTTGTTGGTACCGATACAGATGTAGGTTCCTAGGTGTACATACATAGAGAGCACTTGCTCGCCTGCTGGAAGCTGTGCTGCTACCTGTCCTACGGACAAGACAGGCATAGCGCCAGTGTTATCAAGGACGAACTTGTAGATTGCTGAGTTAGCACCGGCATAACCAGATGCGTAGATCGCTACGCCACCTTCTGAGATGTCAGTCCACTTCCAGTGAGGGTTAGGATGTGCGTAGACAGGGGTAGGCAGGGATGCGCCAGTGCCTGTGATCTGATAAACGTTGTTGTTAATAGCGGCCACTAGACGCTGCTTAGCCCATCCAAGTCTGGATGAGGTAATGCTAGAAGATGCTGGGGCTGGGTAAAGCGCTACAGCAGAGGTAGATAGATCCATGATCTGCTGGTAGATGTGTCCGTTGTCGATGTAGTAGACATTGGTACCATCGTTAGCGATGCTTTGGATTGGGTAGGAAGTAGAGGCAGCGGTAACTAAGGTGGACATGGCAGATGTTGTGCCGTCAGTAACCTTGATGTTGCTGTCCAAGACGAGGAGGCGGTCGTTACCACCGATGACTACCGACTCAAGCTGTATAGCATTGGTCGTAGTCTGAGTCTGGTTCATGCGGTTGAGGATTGTTACCTGACCAAACTCCATGACGTTGAGTCCTAGAGACTCCTTGAAGCGGTACGAGTTAGATGCCAAGGAAACCGAGAATGGGTTGGCAAATGGGTCGTAGAATGTGATGCCATTGCCTGCGTGAAATGAAGACTGGCTACGAAGCCACCAGTTAGTAAGTGACTGCTCACCCGGATCACGCTGAGTGTCATACTGGTTCTTACGGAACTGCGTAGTGTCACGCTCATAAGGATGCTCGGCTGTAGGGTTGACGAGGAATGGAACGCCACCGATAGCTACATCGTAGTCAATGTCCGTGTTCTGCCATGTCTGACCTAGAACTACACCAATGTCTACCGCAATGGACCGTTCGGCGCGTCCTTCGGTGATGTCAAAACCCGACATAGTTCCTCCTCTAAAAGAAAAAGCCCCGCCAGTTAAGCGGGGCTGGTATTACAACCAATCGTTTATCTCAAAAAACTCTACGCCGTCCTCAACGGTACGGCGTAAAGGGATTATCTCATCAAGCATTAAGCAGTTGGAGCCGCAGGATCTGCTGGCAACTCAACAACTTGCCAGTTAAGGTCTGCTTCTACCCATTCATATATTCTTCCATCAGTAGGCATAGGGGTAGGTGCCTCCCAGTGACATGTAGTTTCATTAAGTTTCCATGATGGATAAGGAGATGGGTGAATAAATGCATCCCGCGTTACATCATAAGTCATTCCCGGACCAGCATAATTTTTGCGGAAAGCAACGCCTTCGTCTGGATGCCCGTCTTGACCGTAATGAACTCCACCTTTTGTATTGTAAGAAGTTTGAAGCCAAGTACCGCCAAGACCTAAATCTGTAGCAAGGTAATCTTGCCCTCTGTGTTCATGTTCATCGGGAATAACAAGAACGCGTATTACTGTATTGTTTGAATCTATTTCAGCAAAATGTGCCATTATCATCCTCCTACTTGTGAACGAGTGTATCGAATAATAACTCCGCCAGAGCCGCCATTGCCAGCCACATAACTGCCAGAAGAGCCACCACCAAAACCGTTTGTACCGCCACCAGCGCCGTATGAGCCATTACCCCCATTACCAGCTCCTGTATATCCAGCATTAGAAGTTCCTCCGTAGCCCGAAACAGAACCTCCCGAACTATACCCAGCGCCTGCTCCACCACCAAGAATTGCTCCTAAAGGTAATGTACCCCAAGGATTAGAGCCGGAGCCGCCAGAGCCGCCATGACCAGAGTTTGCTGAAGCAGTAGCAGAACCATCTCCACCAGCACCGCCAGCACCACCACCGCCGCCAGTACCCATTTGACTGTAGTTACCTGCATATTGATAACCGCGACCGCCGTTGTATCCTTGACCTGAGGTACCTGTACCTCCCGATGCATAAGCAGGTGCAGTGCTTGGAACTGAGCCACCACCACCAGAGCCACCGTTATCTACAGATGGCGTTCCGCTGTTGTAATAACCACCAACTCCACCACCAGTAGGGCTTGAGTAACCCGTAGCAAAAGATGAAGAACTTCCATCTGTTCCCTGAGTAGTAATAGTTCCCGTTCCTCCGCCACCAACGGTTATTACATAACTACCAGTAGTTAATGTTTGAGTAGAGTATAAGTAGTAACCACCTGCACCGCCTCCGCCACCCGGTCTAGCATTGTTATTAGAACCACCAGCACCACCACCTGCAAAAATAAATATGTCACCAACAATGGAACCATTAGTAACGCTAATTGTTTGACTGCTTCCATAATAACTGTAGTAATATGTTGCATCAGAATACCTTGTACCTAATGTAATTGATGGCAATGCAATTACTGTTACGCTTCCTGATGAAGTGGAAAGCGGACCAGTACCAGTCGCATTAGCCGCTGCAACTTGAAATGTATAAGAAGCGCCACTAGTTAAACCGTTAACAACAATAGGACTAGTTCCAGATGTATTGCTAAAAGACCCCGGAGTTGAAATTGCTTTGTAATATGCAACTGGTCCACCAGTTGTTGACGAGTTGCCAGTAAAGGCAACACTTACGCCTTGACCAGTTCCATTATCGGTTCCGGTTACAGAAGTTGGAATGTTGTTAGGAATGTCTACGACTTTACCTACGTTAGGATTGACATGTGATGGCATGGGTTAAGCCGCGATTCCGTAGAGAGTTACTGTGCCACCCGCGCTAAATGCTGTACCACCTTGGGTGGTAAAATTTATACTTGTAATTGCAGAAGTATTATTCCAAAATCCGTAAATTGGACCTGCATAAGTGCTAGTTGCAACCTGACCGTATCCATTGACTGTTTTAGGAACGGAAGATAAAACATCATTTATAACAAGATAACCTATATTTGTTTGTCCTGAATAATTATAACTATTTAATATAATTCCATTAGTGGCAGCCAAACTGCCACCAATACCGGTAGAAATTGATGAATAACCGCTTGTTACTCCATTAAATTGAATCAATGGGCTATCTGCCGAAGCGTTGAATACACTATTCCAAACTATCATTAAAGTTTTGTAACCTGATAAACTAGTAATAACTGTATTAGATGTTGTAGCAGTAACGGTTATTGTCGCAATGGTTTGCCAAGGGTTAATAGTGGTTGTGCTGACTGTATTAGCTGCCATTATGATAACTCGCTTCCGAATGCGTTGAATGACAAAGTAGCAGATGATGCATAAATGCTGAGAACATCTGTATTGGCTAAAGTAATACCTAGCGTAAGAGTTGTAGTATCAGATGCTGGTACCGTTGCTCCATACACTATGTAGTGCTTAGCCACTAGGCTTGCGCCTGCTGGTTGAACAGCAATACGATATGTGGCTGCAGAAGATGCTTGATTGCAAATGGTGATAGTTGATACAACTGCACCGCTGGCTGCACCACAAGTGTAAAGTGTGGTCTGTGTTGTGGCTGACGGATTGTTTTGTGCCAGCACCTTGTATGTTGTTGTCATTACTTATGCTCCCATCAGCATGAAGATTTGAGGGTTAGGGTCGGATGACACTGATGCCCATTGTACACCAGTACCAGTAGATTGTAAGACTTGACCACTCGTACCAGAGGTAGAAGAGGCTGTAAAAGTTCCAGTAAGGGTTGAATTGTTTAGAGTTGGTGCAGTAAGAGATCCACCCATTTGAGCAAGATCAGTAGTGCCAAAGCAATACCAAATGCTGCCAGAGTAAACAAACGAGTAGTAAGTATTTACAGGAACTGTGTAAGAAGTTGAAGCAGAGTAAACAGTTCCTGAGATTGAGACTGAGTTAGTTCCACCCTTGATGTTTACTGGATAAGGGGAGATGTTCTTGATTTGATAGATGCTGCCGTTAAGTGCTGTGGCAGGCAGGGTAATGGTTTGGCTAGCAGTACCAGAAGTACCGTAGATTGTAAACTCGCCTGTGCCAGCAGTAGCCGTAGCCGAACGAACAGTAAGGCTAGCTGAGATTTCAGGTACCCATGTACCCGGTGTACCTGCTGTAGTGCAGATCCATAGTGTTCCAGTGTCATCGATAACAAGATCGCCTACTGCAAAGGTGCCCGATGTAGGAGCGCCTGCTGAGGTAGCGCCAACCAAACGAACCGTGTTGGTAGTAGCACCTGTAAGACCAGTAGCAGCGACAGCATTACCTGTTACTGTTCCAGTAGCAGTTAATGATGTACCAGTTGCTGCACCAATGTTAGGTGTTACAAGGGTAGGGCTAATAGAGAATACTGCTGCGCTTGTACCAGTAGCGGTAGAAGAACCATCATAGAACAGGTTCCAAGCACCAGAGGTGTTGGAGCTGGTAGAAAGCACTGTAGCCACAACAGATTGTGATGGGTACAAGGTTGCAAGGTTTGTGCCACCATAAAGGTTGACAGTCACGTTGGCATTGGTGCCAAGGTGCGTGATGTTGGTAAGGTCGAAATACTCACCGACAGCAAGGGTAGCCGTGTTAGGCAAGACTACTGTGTGGCTGCTATTAGAACCGTTGGCACTAAAGTAGATCTGCTGGTTATCTGAAGACGATAGGTTGGTTGTACCGCCAGATACAGATACGTTAGTTAGACCAAAGACTGCATTGCCAATAGTAGGCAAAGTCAAAGTTGGGTTAGTCTGAAGGACATAGTTACCAGTACCTGTGACAGTGCCCGCTGTGACGCTAGTTACACGCCCATAGGCATCCGTTGTCATTGTGCTTGGATGTCCGTAGGTACCGGCTGTACCTGCAGTAGCAAGGTTGATGGTAGGAGCAGAACCACCTGTGCTGGTGATGTTACCTGTTGTACCAAGAACGTTAGTTACCGCAGAGGTAGAAGAAATAGCCGACCATGAGGTTGTGCCAGTGCTGTACACAAACATTGTGTTGTTTGCGCTATTGAAGTATGTAGCACCATTGATAAGGGCATTGCCTTGGTTATCCAAAGTAGGCGCTGAAGCAAACGATCCTAGGTAATAGGTCTTGTACGTGTTGTAAGTAGCAAGGGAACTAGAAGCAGAAGTTGCAGCGTTTGTGGCTGAGTTAGAAGCAGCGGTAGCCGAAGCAGCAGCTGAAGTAGCCGATGTTGCAGCAGCCGTAGCAGATGCAGCAGCGCTAGTCGCTGATGTAGCAGCGGCAGTCTGAGACAGGGATGCTGAGTTAGCAGATGTCAAAGCAGCTGATGCTGAAGTAGCAGAACTGGTAGCGCTAGTAGCAGCAGACGATGCCGATGTAGCTGCAGAACTGGCTGAGGTAGCAGCGTTAGCAGCCTGAGTAGTTGCTGTGCCGGCAGAAGTAGCAGCAGTGGTTGCACTAGCAGCAGCGCTTGTGGCGCTGGTTGCTGCAGCAGTTGCTGAGGCAGCAGCAGATGTTGCTGAAGTTGCAGCAGCAGTTTGGCTAGCAGCAGCAGATGTAGCAGAGGTAGCTGCAGAAGCGGCGCTTGTAGAAGCGGCTGTAGCAGATCCCAAGATGCTATCTACGTAACCCTTGGTAGTAGCATCGGTAGATGCTGAAGGCGTAGCAAGGTTATTAATCTGATGGGTACCCATGTTGATAGCACCGGTCATGGTACCGCCAGCCAAAGGAAGTTTGGTTCCTAGGGCAGTGGTAAGAGTGGTGTTGAAGTTAGGGTCATTGTTGATAGCAGAAGCCAACTCGTTAAGTTGGTTCAGGCTAACTGGAGCACCGTTAACAAGGTTAGTAATCTGAGCGTCTACATAGTTCTTGGTAGCAGCATCTTGTGCAGATGCTGGGTCAGCCATGTTATGGATCTGATAACCACCGGCTGCAAGAGCAGATCCCAAGGTACCAGATGCGATAGTAGCGCTAGTCACAGTGGCAGAACTGACAGTACCGCCATTGATGGTAGGCGATGTCAAAGTTTTGTTGGTCAGAGTCTGGGTACCTGTAAGGGTAACCACAGATGTCGACAATGTATTGGTAGAGCTGGACAGATCCTTGTTGGTAAGTACCTGTGTGTCGCTATCGCCTACTACGTTACCTGTAAGCCCATGAACTCCTGATGTAGCCACCTCGTGGGTATTGGCTTCACGAAGGTCACGACCGATAACCATGTGACGGACAACGGCACCAGCTGAGTGATCCTGTGCTGTAGATCCATCCACTGCACGAGTGATTGTGATGTTATTGCCAGAGACGGCAGTAATATCTACAATTTCTTCAAGTGATGTATCTGGATCAATAACAATGGTAAAGGTTTGACCCGCTGAGATTGTTACTCCACCAAGCAAGGTAGTCGCTGAGTTAACAGAGGCTACCGTAGCTGTATCGATAAGAGTAGATGAAAGAGTGGTCTGTTGGGACCGCGAGGAGTACTTACGAGGTGTCTGGGCTGTCATCGTCTACCTTATCGAGAGTAGTGGGTACGGGTAGGGTAATTAAGCTTCTGCTTCAAGGACTCGTCCTCAAGGCGTTGCTGGTACATCATTTGTAGCTGCTTGGTCACATTGATACCTGTGCCATAAGGACGCTTGGAATCGTATTCATCGGCAGCAGCAGAGGTAATAGACATACGTGCTGGATCGATAAAGGATGACAAGCGGTAAGTAGCACCGTAGATGATGACATCTCGCATAGAAGATGGAAGGGTGGTTACAGCCTCAAAGTTGTCTGTCTCGTTGACAAGGAGCGATGGCTGCTTGGCATAGACGCAGTGAACTGTACGACCCGGAAGGATGTTGTCATAAAGTGAGACAGTCTTGGCATAGCCCGGGGTGAATCCATCAGGGGATTCAACTGACCAAGTAGCCTGATCTGCTAGCGGATCCCAACGCCATTGGCGAATAGGTAGCCATTCCTTTGTAGGACCAACAGTCTGCCATGACATGTGCAAGATCTGGGTTGCCTCTGAAGGGATCTGGTAGGTAGTACGAGATGCCAAGAAGCTGAAGTCTGTAGAGCCAACTCCGAATACCTTTGGGTATACAGCGGAGATGGTGTCGTTGATCGCACGGGTAACTGCTACGCGTGGGAAGGTCGGGGTAACAATAACCTGAGCATTGGCTGAGTGTGCAGCAGCGGTTGTACCGTTGTAGCCACGTCCGAAAGGAGCGATGGTCACGGTGTTAGCCTGACGATCGTAAGCATCTACCCACATCAGTTCGTCATCGATCTCGATGATTCCTGTGCCGATGTTCTGAGTATCGCCTACATAAATGAGTAGGTCTCCAGAGGTGCAAGCCTGAGTCAGGTAAGTAGAGCGATCCTGACGATAGGTGAAGCCTTGGATGTTAAGTTTAGTATCGTTGATGAGGTCAGCAAGAGTTGTCATTAGGAGGCAATAGTCCTTAATGCGGTGACCGCTTCGACGTAAGTTGATGGGGAACCAATGGTTCCAATTCCAGAAATCTCAGCAAGTACTGAGTTCATTTCACGATAATCTTTAGGAGGGCGGGTAGCGCTGACCTTGTAGTTCAGGGAAGCGATTACGCCTGTGCCTGCTGGGGCACCTGTCCAGTTGTTGCAAGCACCTTGGACATCTAGGTATGCAGCGGGACTTGGGTAAGTACCACCATTAGCTAGGCGGTTAAATTCATCTCGGATAGAAGAGCCGGGGAAACCGTAGAGCGTATAGGTTGTGCCGTTATAGACGGCTGTACCATAGGTAGCCATTACTTACCTTTCTTGTTAAGAAGCCCTGCCCCCGAATAGGAAGCAGGGATTCGATTACTTACCTTTTTTAGCAGGAAGAACGTTCTTGAGATTAGGGTTCTTCTTCTTTGCTGCAGGTGATGCCTTACGAGCACCGGCTGCGAGGATCGCGCCAGCATTCTCCATAGGGATTCCTTGCTTCTTAGCGATGGACTTTTGCGCTGCCGCAAAACCCATGCCTTTTTTAGCAGCAGCCATTAACGCTTACCTGCTACATGACCGAAGTCTTTTGTGTTAACTTTCTTGTTGTCCGCGGCTTTAACGCGAACTGTCACTGCAGGAGTACCAGCAGTGCTGAGCATCATTTTGCCCATGTTGCTAGCTTTTGCCATTAGTGTTGGCGTCCTGCTTCAGGCTGTACGTATACGCCTTCTACAACTTCTCCACCCATAACAGAGCCTTTAACTCCATCAAATGGTTGTGCTACTGGTGCTGATGCTGGTGCAACCCCACCTTTGAAGTCTGCTGTGTTAGCTGCAGAGAAATCGCTGTAAGCACTACGTGTGCTTGGGTTCATCATGTCTGCCATGTTATTTTCCTTTTCCGTATGGGGGTGGTACATCGAAACCTTTGATGATTGAAACATCTTGGCCCGGTGCAACTCTGACTGGTGCTGTGATTGTTACTGGTTGCTCACCGCAACCGCATGTCATACACATTTATACTGCTCCTACTTCCTTAAAGACTTCTACTGATTTTTCATTGATGTAAGCTGCTTTAGGCATAGTTTCGCCGTCATAAGGTTTATTGAGAACCTCCGACGCTTGGATAGCCTTCTCGATAGCAGCGGTGCTGGTACCTTCGGGCTTAATACCTTGACGTCTAGCGTCTCGGTATTTATCCAATTCTTTGTCCCACTTCTTTTGAGTGGTGCCAGATTCGATGATGTGACCTGCAGCATCACCTGTGGCTAGTTCAAGTGTCTTGATCTTGCAACCAAAGCATCCATCCACAAAGGACTTATGACCGTCATGCTCGGTAACTTGATCTGGTTCCCTAAAAGGAACCAATGATGTTTCATCGCATTTTGTGCATCCGTAAAGGGATACCTTCTGCTTCATGTCTCCGTCTATAAGGTCGTACTGCCATTTCAAGACCTTGCTAACGTGACTATGAGGTGTAAGGCCATTCGTTGATTGGAATGATGTAGTCCCCGTACCCCGCTGCTGTGAGCTCATTTGCTATCTCCTGATTGATGACGTTCTTATATCCGCCCCAAAGGACGTAATCGGCTGCGCCAGTCTGATCTTCGGTGGGGTAACGAATCTCAGTCCAGACGTTATTCATGCGTAAAAGTGTGATACCGCGGTCTAGGCGAAAGCGGATAAACAAGCGTCCGCCACCGGCTGGACCTTCGGAGGTCGTAGGACCAGTGAAGTAATACTGAGTCATGGCACTCCTTGGTTAATAGTCTGTTAATTAAAAGGCCACAAGGCTGGGGGTTTACCCAGCCCTGCAGTCAATCAATTACTAGTGGTTACACGTAGTCAATGCTTGATGATGATTCGACACGGTATAGTGACTCTTGACGATAGATCGCCCAGCCGCCTACTCCGTACCAACCAAGTGGACGCTGACGCATCAACTTATCAACGACCGGACCGATCACAACGTGGAATTCTTCGGCTACGGCTTCAGACAGAGCTTGCTGTCCAGCGAAGTAGGTGTTGAATACCTTTGTGATTGGAGTCACGGTAACTGTTGCACCTGATGTGACACCAGCTGATGTAACAGCAGCTGAGAGTGTCCAGATAAGGCCAGTTGAATCGATAGCTGTAACAGTTGTGTTAGCAGCGATACCTGTAGCAGCAACCTGATCTCCGACGTTGATTGACAACGCACCTGAAGTAGCAGATGTTACTGCGATTGTTGTAGCACCTGAAGCAGCAGAAGTTGAAGTTGCTGTTGTCCATGTAGACTGAGCAGCACCTGTCTTAGCTGAGAACATACGAGGTGACTCAATGTAGTACGCACCTTCGTACGAACCAATCTCGCCAGCCCAGATCTCATCTGCAGCTTGGTACTCGTGTGGCTGACGCCAAGATCCGACGCCTGTTTCGGCACGGAGATCAAGAGCAACCTCTGGGTGGATGTACGCAGCGTACATGTTACCCTTGCGAGGAATAGCCTTGTTTGTACGTAGCTTAGCTGTGACCTTACGGGCAGTAGCTGAGTTAAATGTTGAAGAAGAAGTCAATGTAGCAGTTGATGTAACTGTTCCCGGACGAAGTACGTTTGTACCTGCAGAGAGAACGTTCTGAGCAACTGTATCGATCGAGTCTGCCATGTTGAACGCGATGATGTTAGCGATAGCTGGATCTACGTCAGCAAGGCTGAAGAGTTCCAACGCACGTGTTACGAGCACTGCGTTACCATACTCGGCAAGAGTAATGGTTGTGTATGTTGGTGTAGCGAGCGCTACTGCATCCGGATCAACTGTCTCTGTAAGAGAGTTGGTCTGTTGTGTCAAGTCAACGTAACGTTGCAATACAACAGATGAACCCGGGATGCTTTGACGTGCTGGTGTCTTATCCGCGATGTTACGGATAAGAGGTTGAGCACGAAGCTGGAATTCGATAAGGCGATCGTACGCCTTCTGAACTAAACCAGCACTTCCGACTGTACCGCCAAGACTGGTCGAGCCAGTATTTGTATAAGCGTTAGCCATGTTGCACCTCCTATAAGGTTAGAGTTGGGTTGTTATTAAAAGTTTCCGCTGCGAATCATTTCGAGCAGTTCGGACTCGCTAGCATTAGCGACCCTTGCTGCAATATCTTCGTCACGGCCGGGTGTTACTGCACCCTGCGTCGCAATGTCCTGCTGGCGTAATGCCGCACGGTCAATTTGCTGTTGAGGGTCTGCCTGCTTTTGCACAGTCAACCCAAAAAGATCCGCATTATCATCGAGCCAGTTATTGACTGACTCCTCGTTAACGCTGTCTAAATCTTTTAGGATAAGTCGTGCCGCTTTAGGACTGACACCCTGTTGATCAAGGACTTTATGAACGATTTGCTCGCGCTGTACTTTGGATACTGACTCAAAGCGCTCAGCGAGGTCTTTGTTCTCTTTCTCTTTTGCTCGAAGTGCTTTACGCAACTTCTTAACAAGGTCATCACCGCTAGATGAATTGTTGTTATTCAAGCTCTGATCTTCGAGATCAAAGTCATCTTCATCGTCCCAATCGTTTGTTGCCATAGCAACCGTTCTCCCATTCTGTTATGTGTATCGCAGACCGCACGGACCATTCGGGGAAATGACGTGGCTTCTACTACCGGTCTATGTACGCTATCTCTGCCGGTGTGTGAGATAGGATTCTGTTTAGAACTTACCTTGCATTGACTTTCTCAAGGTTTGGACGTTAGGGTTAATGCCTGATTGACCTTGGAAGTTAGCGGTTTCATAGGCGCTAAGCTTTTGTTGGGTTAGGGCTGCCTGTCCGTTGTTCAGTAGGTATTGCTGTTCGGCACTCTGCTGGTTGTAATTCAAGCCAGTCTGATTGCCGTAGATGTTAGAAATGTTGGTAGCTGCAGGAAGCACATTGGCTACTTTGCCAAAGCCTGTCTGGGCTGTGGCTTGGGTAACGCCAGCTCCATAAAGAGCTTGGCTGTTAGCCACTGTGTTAGCCAGTCCTTGACGAGCAGCCTCAGCACCGATCTGTGAAGATCCGACTTGCTCTTGAAGCAAGGTGCTTGAGATCGTAGGATCCAATACATGGGCTACCATCTGCTGTGAGCTGATGCCGTAGTACTGCTGCAAAGCTGCGGTATAGTACGGGTCAGCGTTAGCTACGCTAGCCTGTGCTAGGTTGATACGAGATTGAACCTCAGAGGTGCTAAGGTCAGAACCGATAAGGTTACCGATAGCAGCTTGTGTGTAGTACTGAGGTGGAAGTCCAGCATCCTTCATCATACCTGTGATCTGGTTTTCGTAATCGAGATAATCAGCAGGAGACAAAACGTTAAGTCCAGCTTTAAGACGCTGAGTGTTTCCTGAGAAACGAGTCATGTACGCTTGGCTGGTCTGAAGATCAAGGCTGATAGCATCGGAACTCATGCCACCCATGGCATCGTTCTTAATGATATTTTGCAGGGCAGCTGATGATGAATCAAGCTGACCAGTCACAGGATCTGTTTTGTAGATACCGTAAGAAGTGAAAAGAGCGTTAACCGTGTCGTAGACACTTTGACGCTGTGTCTGCACACCAGCATCTAAGCCTGAAGAAGTAGTGACGTTAGTCGTACCGTTTGAGTATGTAATGGTGGTTACATCTTGTCCTTGAGCGTTAACCGATGTGCTACTGCCAACCACTGTCTTGCCACCTGCAGGAGCAGAAGAACCGCCACCTGTATTAACAGGAACTACTTGGCTTTTGACTCCACTTGAGCTGGTAATCGTTGTAAAAGGGTTAAGCCCTGCTGCAATGTCAGCTTGAACAATGGCTTTAGATGCAGCCGCTTTAGCAGCTGACGCTGCTGCTTTAACTTTGGCTGCTGCTTCTTTAGCAAATGCTGCTTGTAAAGCAGCTGATTGTGTTGCCATCAGGTTGCCACTCCAAAGTCTTTAAGAATGCCATGTGCGATACCAGTAACTGTGTCACGGGCATTGTTCGTGTACTGCCAACGAGGATCAGAACGAAGGTTCTGCTGGAACTGCCACATAGATGTGGGAGTCGCAGTACCGTCTGGTCCGATAGTCGTACCTAAGGCTTTTTGAATTGTTGGATTTTTTGAGAAATCAATAGATGCAGGATCTAATTCAAGGATGCTGCCCATTTGCTGAACATAAGGATCAGCGATCTGCTTCATGGTCATGCCTTTGTCGATCAGCCCAGCGAATCCTGAGTATTGGCTTTTAGCCATATCACGAAGATGTTGCTGATAAGTCTCAATGGTTGCACCAGAGCTAGGATCATTGACCGCATTGGCAGCCGAAGTAACATAATCATCGCCTACATTGACACCCATATCTTGAGCATAGCTACGAAGGCTTTGCTCAGTGGTGATGCCAGCACCAGCAGTAATAGGGATCTTGGAGTTAACTGCAGTCTGAGTGATCTTAGACTGGAGCTTGGTCTGGTAATCAGATGATCCATAGACGCTTGCATCAAAGGCTTGGTACATCGAACCAGTGACAAGATCATTAAGATTCTTGTCATCAGGAAGGGTATAACCTAGCTTGATAGCCTCTGCTTGAATGGCTTGCTTGCGGATTTCAAAGGCAGCTTGATAGTTAGCAGGGTTTGTAAACTGGGCTTCAGCGGCTAGAAGTCCTTGACCACCATTGGCTTTGTACCAGTCGCTAGACTTGAACAGGTTGTCAAAGTTGGTCGGATCAGAAGCCTGAAGGTAGCCCTTGTCAATGGCTGTCTGAAGTACCCAGCCAAGAGATCCTTTAGGAGAATACTTCTTGCCAGTGTTAGGGTCTTTTACATCGTCTTGATGCCAGAAAGAATAAGCTCCAGAATACTGGTTGGATAAGATATTTTGAGTAGCGTTGATGCCTTGAAGTAAACCGCCTACTACATTTTCTGCAGATGTTGAAGCAGAAGTGCTTACTGGTTTTTTATTCTTGTCAACCATTATACTCCTGCCATATTAGATGTGGCTAGCTTCTGCATCATGTCGAATGCAGTACCAGCTGCGGTGTAGGCGTTGTATTCACCTGATTGGCGAATCGAATTCTCTACGAATTGGTTCTCGGTAAGGTCATTGCTTGTTGAGTTGTAGGTCTGACCAGACTTAACACGGGATACTGTTCCGCTAGTTGGGTTAGTAGCCGGGGTATAGCTGGTAGAACCTGTCTCATTCATGGTTGGGTTAGCAGCGGCATACTTGAGGTATGCGTTGCCATAGGCAGCCAGTTCTTGATCACTAGCCTTGCGTCCCATGAACTGAAGGAATAGATCGTTAACCACGTTATTGCTAGCCACGACGTTAGGTTGGTCACGGCTGATACGGCTGTAAGTGCTGTTAGCGAAGTAAGGGCTAGAAGCAATGGAATCTTGCTGTCCCATAAATGCTCTAATGTCTACAGGAGCACCTTGGCTAAGACCAGATGTAGGGTTGCTAGCCTGTTGCATAGCACCTTGAAGGGCTGTTGCATCGGCTGTAGTGAACTTAGAACCTAGCTTGAGTTGGTAGTTCTTAATGCCAGCAGCATCGTAGTAACCGCCAGCTGCTGCGTTCGTACGCAGAGTATCAGCCATGTTCTGGTTAGCTGACAAGAATAAAGAAGCCATGTAGGTAAGACCGTCAACTGTAGATGGCAAAGGCTTACCATCTGATCCAACCATTGTCTTGCCGTTAGGCATCTTGGTTGGGTATTGAGCTGTCTTCCAAGCATTGGTAGCTGAAGTCGTTGTACCTGTGGTGATAACACCACCAGTATCTGCAGCAAGACCTGCAGGAGCAGTGCCTGTTGTAGTTGTCTGGGTGTTTCCTGTGGTAGTGGTTTGGCTACTGCCACCCATAGTACCGGGACCAATACCTAACGCTCCAGCAGCTTTGGTATCTGTAGTAGCTGAACTACGAGCAAATGTTTTAGCCATTACTTCACTTCCTCAATAGGTCCAAAAGTAGATTGATAGAACTTCTTGTAGAAGCCCAAGAAACGCGGATCGGCTTTAGATGTAGGCGTTCCCATGGCAATCGCCACTGCCTTATCACGCATCTTCTGAGTATCAGCAGCCACTGTGTTGATGTCCTTGGTTGTATTGATCTTATTTAGGACTACGGTTGCTTGATCAAAGAATGATTGATAGTTGGCATAGTTCCAGTCGTTAGACTGATCCAAGCGGTTCATTGTCTTGGTAAGAGCATCATTCTTTAGTTCATAAGCAGCTGTGCTTCCGCCAGCTTCATAAGCTGGATAAAGCAAACCAGCGTACTTCTCAATACTTGAAGCATTGATTTTAAGGTTTTCGATTGTACGTGGAATGTAGGTTCCAGCTGGAAGTGCTTGAGCCCATGTCAACTTACGGCTAATAGCCGGAGCCAAGTAAGACTTAGCCAAGGTGACAAAGTCAAGACCTTGCTGAACTTGTCCTAGATCGCTAGTCGTGTTTGAGTAGTTAATAGCACGACGAGGAGGATTCTTGAAGATGTCAGAGTTAACAAAGTTGGCGAAATGCTGTGCTTCGTTAAGGATCTTAAGCCATCCGGCTTGTGCCGTTTCTGGCAAAGTTCCCTGACCCCATACGTTCTGACCAGTCTCTGGGTTGTAACCCACAAGCAAAGCGTTCAACTCTGACCATGCTGGAATCAAGCCCTTAAGGAGCTTGGTAGCCTGTGAAGCGTTATCAGAGGTAATAGCCTGCGGCGCGAACATGTTCAAGATGGTGTTGATGTACTGAGAGTTAATACCACCAAACTGTCCTAGACCAATTCCATGGTCAAGGGCGTTCAGTTGCTTAAGCTCTGTAATCAAAGCAAAGTTCTTATCTAGCCAGTTACCGATAGCGTTGTTCTTATTGAAGGCAAATTCATGCCCATCAATCTTGACGCCATGCTGATATACCTGTAAAGCCTGATTAAGGATTGCTGCTTTACCTGTGTTATCTAGGATGTAACCACCGATGTTGCGGTAGAGAGTCTTGTTAAATGAGAATGGATAAAAGACTGTAGCGATGCTCTTCTCAAAGGCGGTACGATCTCCGTAGCCGTTGATTTTCTCAAGCTTGCCAGCAATCTCTTCGTCGCTAAGACCCATCTCTTTGAGATGTTGGGCTTGCCACATCATGCTGTGCAAAGGATTGTAGAAGTTGAAAATGTCGCTTTTAGCCAATGTGCCGTCAAGCTCACTAGCGCCAGACATCTTGCTACCAAATTCCTCTGGGATCAAGCGCTTGGTAAGATCAAATGCATCCTGCAAGCGACCTGTACGCATCAAAGATAGGTAAGGGTTAGCAGTCGCAGGGATGCCTTCTAAGGCAGCCTTAAGGTTAGTCTTAACCATACGACGAATACCAAATAGTGGATTCAGATCAAAGCGGAACTTATCGCGTAGAGCGATCATGTTCTGTCCTAGACCAGCTGTGGCATCAAAAAGACCCCAACGAGCTGAAGATTCTCCAGCAGGTAGCGCTGTCTTACCCATGAATGACATAGCACCCTTGGCAATACCAGCGGTAGAAGCACGAAGTACATCTTCAACTTTACCTAAGCCTACGTAAGTAGCCTTCATCTTTGCATCAGATGCAAGGATATGGGTGATAACCGCGTTAGCTGTAGCACGATCCATCAAAGGAATTTCGTATCCAAGCTTGCTATCTGGGTTGATAGGCTGCATGAGGATCTTACGCATGCTCGCAGTGCTGAGATTGTTGACAGTAGTCTCAGCGCTTTTAGCAAGCTGAGCCTTAGTGCGCTGTTCTGCACGAGCTGTCTCAATCGCAGTTTCATCGCCAGAAGCGAGAAGCTCTGCATTGGCAGGATCTTCATTAAATATCTTGTCGGTCATAGGTGTAGCGCGGTTGTAAACAACGCTGAGTGCACGCTTAGGAATGGTCATCGCATCTTGGAAGATGTGACCTACTTTACCTAGCTTTGCACCTTCTTTAGCCGCACCTTGTGAGAGCAGGTTCAGTACATCGCGTCCGTTCATATTGAACGGTAGCTTTGTTCCTGTCTTCAAAAGCCATTCATCGATAGCCGCTGCGCGTTGAGCACGGCGTACTTCAAAGACGTTAGTGTCCTTGATAGCATCCATGCCTAGGCCTAAGCCACGGGCTGCATTACGGATAGCGTTGTTGTTGTCTTCGACAACGTGTGGAGGAATGATCGACTTCTCATAGGCATGACCGATGCCGGTACCTAGAGCTGGACGCCATCCATGAGCTTTAACAGCCTCCCAAGCATCATGTGCTTCCTGAGGAGCGTTATCAAGAAGAGATGCCTCTGAAGCCTGTGTTTGTGAACGCTTCCAAAGTGCGTACATCATCTGGATTGGATCTTCTAGAAGAGATACTGTCTTAGGAGACATACCTAGCTTCTCGGCAAGAGCCTGACCTTGTTTCCAGATTTCATGTTCTTTACCACCGATAGGCATAGGTTGCAGAGCATGAGGAGCCACTTCTGGGGCTACGTTATTTCTAGCTTCCATCTCAATAGTTGAGAACATGTTAGCTACTTCTTGGTCGTGACCAAGCTTTGAGTATTTGCTAGCCATCTTGCGTACAGCGTTCTGGATGTCTTGTTGAGTCTGGTATTCCGGACCAACAAATCCAAGCTGTCCACGTCCCACAACGTTATTGTGGAAGATAGTGCTAGGCATAAAGCTATCTTTGGCAAGTGCTGGATCTACGCGTACCTTGACAGCAGTGGCTGCTTCAGGCTTAATAACATGAAGGGTCTTGCCATCCTTGTTCATGTACTTGAAACCAGAGGATTCAGTCTTGCTCATCGCATCGCGTGTTACTGCAGCGATACGCTGATCTACTTGTTGTTTGTTAAGCTTGCCAGCAGCTGTAAGCGCTGTGCGGTAAGCATCAAGAACTTCTTGTCCTGTATAGTTAAAGTCATCTTTGAGAGCCTTACGAAGTTGCTCATAACCTTTGGCAACCTTGCCCGGGATAGCGCCCTTTTCAAGGTAGCGAAGAGTATTGGGAGTATCTCCCGGCTCCATAACACCTAGCTCATCAAGAGCCTTGTTAATGTCACCTGAACGACCCATGTTGCTGCCGATAACTTCTTTGATCGCATCAGCAATGGCATTGCTTTCGCCACGCTTGTTAAGATCTAAGATCTTGGCTGGTGCTCCCGAAGGAGACACATGGGTAAGGTTGTAGGTATTCTTCTTAGAACGGCCTACCCAATTGGTATCATCTGTAGCCTTGATACCAGAACCGTAAGGTCCATTCTCGCTAAGCATCCATGTCTCAGGAGCGTGGTCATCTACCTTGTCATTGAGGTGATAGAGAGCCTTGGTATTAGCAGTGTTATCAAAAGTAGGGTTCTTGTTCATGTCAGCGGCTAAGCGCTCGCTGCGTAGGTCTTCAGCCTTGGTTACAGCGCTGGATCCAAAGACAAACTTCTTGTTCTCTTCTTTGAGGAGAGTCTCAAGATCTGGACGCAAAGCGGCAATCTTCTGACGAGCTGCGATCCACTTCTCTTTACCGGCTTTGCCAGTCTTGAATTCAGGTAGAACTTCGCCAGTAGCCTTTTTGTCAAGGTAGTCGAAGTTTTCCTTCATAAAGTGGGTGATCATGTCATTGGATTGACCAATAAATGAGTTGCGAGCAAAGTTGGCAATGTGAGGTTCTGAGTATGCATCTTCTGCGTACTTCTGACCAGCCTTAAAATAGTCATCTGTGCCTGCTTCAAACTTGCCATCTTTGACATCTTGAGCAAGTCGAGTCTCAGCGTAATGATAAGCAGCGCCTTTATTGAGGTACTCGTTGTAGATGTTGGTAGCTTCGGTCTGACCAAAGGCTTCAGTCATGTCTTTGACAGACAATCCTGTGGCTTGCTTGAAAGCATCGCCTACGCCTGCGGTAGCAAGGCTATCCTTGAGAGGAGTAAGAGCTCCTTCAATAAAGTTACCTGCGTGAACAGAGCCAGCATTGCCCATGAAATGTCCACCAGCAGACATGCTGATTGCATTCAAGGCTTGTCCAAGCATGCCTGAGTAAGGTGCTTGGTGTGCTAGATCATAAGTAGCGGGTGTTCCACCGCTAAGCTTGTCTTCAGCTTCGCTGATAGCAAGGCTTTTGATGCCTGTGCTGAATCCTTGAGATGCCAATGCGTTGGTAACTTGGCGAGCAGGGATACGGCTAAGAGAAGCAATAGTGTTTTTAAGCACTGCATACTTGCTACCTTCGGTAGGCAATTTAGCAATCAAAGGTAATAGGTTGCGAGCACCGGGAACTCCGTTAAGGAGGTTCAATACACCGGAACCTTCAGCGCCTTTAGGAGCATCTGGAGCAGCATTGTAAAGCCACTTAACAAAACCAAAGCGTGGAGTAGCAGCAAACTCTTCAGGCAAGCTACGAGTAATCATAGATTGAGGCTCAGTAGCAGTCTTCTTGACAAGGGCTGCAACTTTTTGAGCAACGTTAGCGTCCTCAGGGACACTTCCCTTAATCATTCCGCCAGCTACGTTCTTGACAACGCCAGAAACGCCAAGTGCACCGTCAATGACGGATGCAAACTGGAACATGTTTCCGATGTCAGCGATAGAACGACGTGTCATTCCTTGCTGCATAACTTGTTCTGTGGTGGTATTGCCACCAAGATCGTTTTCGATACGGGCTACGTTGGCTGCTTGGTTCTCGTCAGGAGAACTTCCGTGGCCTACGCCGAAATCGTTCATAATAGAACCAGCTTGGTCAGCCATAATCTGGCGTCCAGCACGTCCTAGGTTTTCTACCCAACCGACTATCTGAGGCGCTACCTTAGCTAGGCTAGCTTCTCCGAGAAGTGGGGAGATGATCTTCATGGCAGATACGTTGCCAAAGCCGGGAACGTTGAATTGATCGTTCGCTAAACGGCGTAGTTCATTTGTCCATGATGAAGTCCAGTTACCCTTAACCAAAGGTTGTCCTGTATTAGGGTCAATACCGTAACCTTTAAGCTGCATGCTAGCCTGAACATCGTTGATGTTCGAGGTAACTACAGGTGGGTGTGAATACTGGTTATGAGCCCATGATAGAGCCTTCTGAATAGGCGTCTCAACTGCATGAAGCAAAGGATCTGAAAGGAATGTAGAGCCTTCTAAAGGCTTTGTCATCATTGCTAGCTTCATTGTGTCAGCGTTGGTAGCCATGTTCTGAGTGCTACCACCAGCAGGGCTGGCTACGTGAGCAGCAAGAATTGGGTCCATCCACTGTGTGTGACCTAGAGCAGCAAGAGTATTGATACGATCGCCAACAAGATCCGCTGAAGGATTACCTGATGGTGATACCGGAGGCAATGGAGTTACATCAGACATGTGTTACCCCTGTTGTGTCGGTGGTGTTGGCGCTACGTTGCCCGGGATTCCTTGAGAAGCTGATGGTGCTACAGCACTAGCATTGCTCAAGTGAGCCTGCAAAGCGTTGCGGATTGACTTGACTTGGTTTGAAGCATTATTACCAAGTTGGTCAAGAAGATTAAGTGTCTGAATTAAGCCAGCGTTCTGTGCTTGATTCTGTTGCGAGACATAAGGCTGTCCATTAAGACCAGCGTTTACAGGCTCGTTAGGGCGTTGTGTAGGCGCAGATAGCGGAACAGCCTGCGGACCGCTTGTAGGCAATCCTCCGCCCGCTGAAGGCATAGCTGGGACAGGTGTTGGATTACCTGCTAGTGGTGCTGCTTGCTGTGTAGCAAAGGTTGAACGTCCCTGACCTTGTGGTAAACCGGGCATATAACGAGGAGCTTGAGTTGTCATTTGACGGATCACTGGAGAGTTGCCCTTATTACCGTTTCCACCTGAAGCTGAGACGCCAAAGTTGTTCTGAGGAGCAGTTGGACGGTATCCACCTCTAGCCATTGTTCCTCCTACTTGTAATGAGTCTCTGTAATGTAAGGTCCTGCTGTAAATGCTGTAAGTTGTGAAGCAATATCCATGGCTTCTTCTGGTTCAGCACCCGCTGCTAAAGCGCCAAGAGCGTAAGATCCGCCAGATCCAATGCTATAAATGCCATTGAGTTGACGAGTCATACCTAAACTGTCATCAAGTTCAAAGAGATGACCAGCAACGGATACGATAAATCCAAATCGGTTATCGCCAGCGTCTGCTTCGTTAAAGTTGTAACCATTTTCAACCAAACACTTACGCATTGAAGGTACTACTTTGACTACCATGAAGTGCCAAAGGTCTTCTTTGTCTTTTGCAAGCACTCGTGGTGGTTCCCAGATGTGTTGAATGACATCGCATGGGAGGATTTCACCAGCGCCAGCAACGATAAATGCTCCACGCTTGCTGATCTTTACCATATCGGGATGGTGCCAAACTTTACCGCCGTCATCTGTGACGCGGTTGTCTGCCATAATGACTGAACGATCGTGGTATTCAATGCCGATAATCGTTGTCATCGCTTGTCCCTATCGCGCTTGTGTGACTTGTTTTGTACTTACTCCGCCTGTTGGCTGCCCACCAGCTGTTAAGCCAGCAAGTAATGTCTGTAGATCTGGGACTCCGTTTTGCGGTGCGCCTCCCGGAAGAGGAGTGCCTTCTGCTGGAGCGCCGGGAGCAGAGGGGACGGACGGCTGCTCTACCTGTTGTTCAGCCCCAGCAGGAGGATTCTCGGGTGCGAAGATCTCTTCGATAGCGTCTTCGATCTGAATGCCCTTTTGTCGGGCTTGGATCACCGCTGCGATCTTCTTGACTAGATCCGTTGGATCCTGTCCTTGAGTAATCATCTGTGGGATTGCTTGGGTCATGGCAGACAAACTGCCAATGAGAGCTGAACGCAAGTCTTCCGTCTCGATACGTTCTTGCTCTAGAGTTACGTTCACTCCGAATGGAAGTTCACGCATAGCCAAATCCTTGGAGATTAACTTACCGCCAAGTGCTTGAAGCATAAATACTAGGCCTTGTGCTGGGTTAAGACCAGCAAGCATTCCATAACGAACATCGGCTGAGTAATCACCCTTGATGTCCTTGGAAGGTGTGTATGTTACTGAGTAAGGAGATCCGGAATCGATACCACGGATAGTCTTTGTCTCATCGAATAACTTCTCATCTACTTCAAAGCAGAGGGAAAGAACATCACGAAGTGCTGCAGCAAAGATAGTTTGAGCAGACTTCACTTGGGTGTCAAATGCGCCAAGCAGGGCATTGACGCCCTCGCCTGTAACGACGGACGCATTAACATTTCCGGTACGCGATTCAGGGTAACGCGCTCCTACGCGGAGTTCTTCATTCAATAATTGTGACTCATTGAATGCTCCTTGAGGCAGCGTGAGTTCTACGCGACGTACGCCTTGAGGGTTAGCTGTGCGAATGACAGCATCGCCACCCAACTGAAGCTCTTGCACATCGTTGGGCAGTACGATTGGTGATTGAACGGACTTCTCTGCTGCTTCCATAGCAAGCAAAGCAAATCGGTTACGTAGCAACTGAATGCCTAGCACATCGTCGAACTGACCACGAAGTTCACCATCAACGCTTGGTCGCTTAGCGACAATAACCATCATCTTGCCCATAGGGTTTGGAACCTGTGAGAGGACGAAATTGGTGCGTGATGGAAGATACATCATCGACTGATCTTTGTCGTAATAGCGGATCATTTCGATCATGCCATTAAGATCTTGCTTGTACCCGTCCGGTCCAAGGATCTGTCGTTCATAGTCTGGGAATTGAGCGACTAACTCAGAGAGCGTCATTGAATAACGCTTAACAAAGGCTATGCATCGTCCGTAGCGATCAAACTCGGGATATGCCCCTACTGGATTTTCTAGTCGGATGCGTGGTAGCTTTGCCTCTTCATCCAGTTCAATAATGAACGGGAGGAAACCATAGGTGATGTACATGTCTGCGCCATTGAACATCTGTACATCCATTTGAGAATGTGCAAAGTAGTTGCTGGCGATACGTGTACGAGTGTCCGCAAACTTGCGGGCACGGTCTGATGTTTGATTGACAGCAGAACAGTTAACTGCTGGTAGTGGTGCAAAGACTTCTGCAAAGTCGCGTGCCACTACATCGATAAAGTTGGCTACGACGTTTTGGTCGATACCATCTGGAAAGAAGTTAGGGTAAACCTGTGAGATCTTTCCTTGACGTACCATCTGCACATCACCATTACGCATGTCACGAGACGTGCTGCGATAGCGAAGTGCCATCACACGTGAGATGACTTGTTGCTTGGTTAGCATTTAGTAGTCCTTAAAGTTGGTTGAATTATTCGGTTCCGCGTCCCATACCAAAGCCCGGTGTATCAGCGGTGCCTGTAGCTCCACCTTTACCATCTGTGATCATAATGACCTGACCCTTACCGTTCTTGGTGTATGTCAAACCACCCTTGGTAGATGAAGTCTTACCATGTGGCAGAGGATGTGTCTCTGCGTGCCCTGTGTAATCTGGACGTGCATGCTGTCCACCGAGTGAACCCTTTTGAGGAAGCGGTGCGCTATGTCCTTGAGGAGCTGGGGTTGCCATGTTTGTCCTTACTGCTTAGTTACGCCGCGTGTAGCGACGCCGGTTCCGGGTTTTGGAGATGCACTATTAAGAGCTGTACCAGCTTGACGAGGGGCAGGAGTTGTTGCACTTGCAGCAGAAGCATGATGTGTTAATGCATGAGCTACACCGACACCTGCAGCACCAACCACAGCAGTGGCTATTGCGCCTTTAACGGCGCCAGTCTTTTGACCAGCATTGTAAGCATTATTTAATCTTGCGGTTTCATTTGCCTTGCGGGTTTCAGCTGCTCTACCACCGCGCTCAACAGCGCCAAGATCTTTAGTTGCATAAGTGCTAGCAGCTTTAGTCTGGCTATTGATTGCTTTGTTTTGAGACTTAGGAAGATCTGAACTACGCTTAGAAAAAGATTCAACATTATCTCCACCAGCGCTGCGTAAACCACCAGTTAAGCCTTCGAAGTTGTCTCCACCGCCGTCGTGTTGTTCGATTGACATAATGTTTCCTTAGCTGTATTGCTCTTGCCACTGAGAGGCAAAGGCATCTTCGAGGTTGATCGAATGACGAGATTCCATCTGAGCCTTAGTAGCCCAGCGATTGTTCAAGTATGGAGTGACGCGAGTACCATTTTGGATTAACTCACGAGCACGGATGACAGCGAACCAGAGAGCCATCACGCAGTCCGTAGGGGACTTCGTATCAGGCTTCCAAGTAATCAGTTGCTGTACCAGAGCCTTCATGCCTTCCGACCCTTCGGTCGATGGCAGCTCTATAAGATTGTTGTTTAGATGCTTTCCGTCGCGGAGCGTACCAAACAATGGAGACATGGACGCCACACCAAAGTTGGTATCCCATTTATTCTTGCCGGTGAAGTGTGAGGATAACCGCACGCCTCTTCCAGCCAACCATTGTCTAAGTTCGTCATCGAGTTCAAAAGCTTTCTGGAAAGCGTTGATTTCGACACGAAATTCTTGAGGTCTATATTTTTCTGTGAAGACTTTGATGGCTGCGTTGATCTTTTGGTAAGACGCATCTGCCATGTTAAGACAGTCGAGGACATAGATCTTTCCATCTGCTCGGTTGTAGGTAATAGCAACCAGCGCTGTCTTACCAGCGATAGCTGGGTCAAGACCAATAATCGTGTAACCCTCAGCAGTCTTAGGATGTCCTACCGCACCGGGCTTTAGAGATCCGACTCTTCGAGCCCCATTAGTTGAGCCCGAGACAATGGAAGGTGAGAAGATTGCGTCTTCTTGGATGTCCTCTTGCTGATAGACGAGAGCCCATGTACTAGGCGTAACTTCACTTCGACGCTGGAATAAGGTTGGTCCGTCCCATTTAGGAAAGAGGCCATTCTCGTCCGGAAGCTCATCTTCGTCTCCGTCCCACGGTACATCTGACTTAGGCCAAAGAGTTACCCAGTCTTTAGGATCATCGGCAGCCTCTAGAAGGGCTGGCATAGCAAGGTAGGAGAAAGGTGACTTTCCGCCAGACCAGTGCTCTGGGTTACGGATCTCTCGGTAGAGATCAATAGCCGAAATACGAGTACCTACGATGAGGAGCTTACCGTTCTTACCCAGACGGGTGATAACTTCCTTCTGAAGCCAGTTGAGTTGCTTCTCCCATTCATGGGCGTTGGAAGTGGTAATGCAGTCATCGAGGATGATCAGATCCGCACGGGATCCGTAAATCTGTCCGCCCATACCAAGTGCCTGTATCGTCGGGTCTTTTTCTGATGAGTCACGAGACTCGGTACCCAGATACACAGTGTCAGTACGCCATGTCTCGGCGTCTTCTTTCCAGCCGCCAGCAGGTCCATAGGTGTTCTGCATCTTTAACCACCGAGGATGACTCAGGCGGTTCTTGATGGAGTAGACGAATTCTCTCGCCTTTGTAATTGTCTTGGATACCACAATGATACGAACATTGGGGTCCATGCAAATTCTGTAGGTTGGGTAGTTAACCGTGACCACCGTTGACTTGGCGTGTTCCGGAGGAACGTTAGCCAATAGGCGGTTCTTGTGACCCGGCTCATACGTCATGGCTGGATGCTTGTAGGAAGGGTCTTTGCCTTCTAGCAGATCGATCCAGTTTTGGTGATGGGGGAATACTGTCTGGTTAAGAAAAATTTTTGAAAAGTCAGCAAAGCTAATGTCCGTCTTAGACGTCTGTCCACTCGGCAATGTAATTGCCTCGCCTCGCTCCTTTGCCTCCGCTAAAGCTGCAGCAAACTCGGAGTCACGCGACATCCAGACCCGAAGGGTTTCATGCTTCTTTCCGACTAAATCCATTGCTTGGTGGGTGGTGGCTCCTGAGCCAACAGCCTCAATCACCTTTGCTTTAGATTCAGCCAGTGCTTTAACCTTGAAGTGGTCTTCGCCCTTTCCGAACCCTTGCCTTGGTGTTGTTGCCATCTACTTT